TGCGCCGCGCCTCGCTTAGCGCCCTGGCGCGAGCGGTGGCGACGTATCAGCCCAGTTCATGGGATGACGCGGTGAACATCCGGAACACCGTCACCGGCTACATGGATGCGGAAATCCTGATCGCTGGCGACACCGGTGACGACAGCAGCTATGGAGCGCTGCGCGCGCTGCGGCAGATGACGGTCGGCGTACTCAACCAAGCCGGCGCAGGCCTGCCGCGGCTGCAGCGTTTCACGTTCAACCAGTCACTGCCGGCGCTTGCACTGGCGGAACGGATTTACGGTGATGCCAGCCGGTCGGATCAGCTCGTCGCGCAGGCGGTCCCTGTGCATCCGGCATTCATGCCGGGAGGCTTCCGGGCGCTGGCGAGTTGATCACTCCTTGTTGATCAGCTTGCTGTCGACGATGCTCTCGTTGGCGCCGAGTTGCAGAAATACTTCATACGCAGCTCCCGCAACCAGCGCGCCAACGATGATCGAAGGCCACCACGGAAACGTGGTGAAAACCTTCATCGCAAGACATGCGAGCGCGCCGAGGATGAATGCAGCGAGCGCGATCTTTTCGCTTGCCCGCATCTTTGGTGCGGCCTTTCGGCTTGGGTTTTCTGCCCCCATGGCGGCCTTTCCAACGACAGGGTGTCCGCATTTTGGACAGAACGTCGCCTGATCGCTGAGGATGTTTTGGCACGCCTCGCATTTCACGAAATCGACCATTTGAGAGCCCCTTTTCGTGTCGAATGATGAACTTATCCTGCAGATTTCAGGCCAAGCGATATCCGGCTGGACGGAGATTCGGGTCACTCGTGGCATCGAGCGGCTGCCATCCGATTTCGATATCGGTCTGACCGAACTCTATCCCGGCGAGCTCGACAAGGTAGTGATTACACCGGGAGCGCCATGCACGGTACTCCTAGGAAACCAGCTTGTCATTACCGGCTACGCGGACCGGTTTGTCCCGAGTTTCGCCGCCGATCGTCACAGCATACGGGTGACAGGCCGTTCGAAATGCGAAGACCTGGTCGACTGCGCCGCGGAATGGCCGGGTGGACAGATCAACGGCGCCAACGCACTGGCGATCGCGCAGAAGCTTGCGCAGCCGTACGGCATCACGGTTTCATCGAAGGTCCAGAACCTGCCGCCGATCGTGCAGTTCAACTTGCTGCTGGGCGAGTCGGCATTCGAGGTCATCGAGCGTATCAGCCGGTTTTCCGCGTTGCTTGCCTATGACCTTCCGGACGGAAACCTGGTGCTGGCGCAGGTCGGCATGCAATCGGCTTCGAGTGGCATCGTTGAGGGACAAAATGTGCAGGAAGCAGCGGTGCAATATTCATCCGATCAGCGTTACAGCGATTACAAAGCCTTCATCCAGTCGGTGGATGTATTCATCGATCTTGGCGACGACGGGAACCAACTAGCGGACCAGAAAGACCCGAACTGTTCCCGTCACCGCGAAATGGTCATCATTTCCGAGGGCGGCGGCATGGGTAATCAGGTCGCGATCAACCAGGCGATCTGGGAATCCGCCCGCAGGGCCGGGCGTTCAAAACAGGTGCGCGTGGTGGTGGACAGTTGGCGCGACTCTGCCGGCAATCTGTGGGAACCGAACACGCTGGCGACGGTGAAGCTTCCTAGCCTCAAGTTGAACGAGACGATGTGCATCGGCGAAGTGACCTACGCGCGCGACGACGAGCGCGGCACGACCGCAGAGCTGATCCTGATGCCGCCGGCTGCGTTCAAGCCAGAACCAATCCTGCTGCAGCCGATGTTCGGAGAATTTGCAACCCCAGTGCCGGCGACGCAACCTGCGCCAACGGGATCAGGCTCATGATCCCGGAGCTCGCCGATTTCTCGCGCCAGTTCTGGCGCCGCATCCAGCTCACGGTCGGACGCGGCCGCATTACCGGCACGGATGACACCGGCACCGTGCAGACCGTGCAGGCGCAGTTGAATGCGCTGGAAACGCGCGACGGAACGCCGCGGCTCGCGGAATTCGGCTTTACATCGAACCCGCCGGCGAAGTCCGATGTGGTGTTCCTGTTCCTGTCCGGTAATCGTTCGAATGGTGTCGCGATCGCAACCAATCACCAGCCGAGCCGCCCGACAGGCCTTCAGCCTGGCGAGGTGCAGGTCTATGACCTCTGGGGCAAATCGATCTACTTCACCGAGAACGACGGCATCGTGATCGATGCGAAGAACACGCCGATCACGGTCAACAACGCGACCACGGTGACGATCAACGCCAGCAGCGAAGTGGTGCTGAATACGCCAAAGCTTCAGGTGAATGGCGACATCGTGGCGACGGGCGACATCACGGACAAGGTCCGCAGCATGGCTGCTGATCGCTCGCTGTACGACCAGCACGGTCACCCCGGCAACTCGGTCACGGCGCCGCCGTCGCCGCAACAGTAATCAAGGAATCCCATGGCCATTCAATTCTCCGTCGCCGTGCGCGATGCGCGGCTCGACGCGATCGAGAACACCGTCGGCGCGTCGCCCACACTCAAAATCTGGACGGGCGCGATGCCGGCGAACTGCGCCGCCGCCGATACGGGCACGCTGCTCGACACCATGACGCTGCCGGCGGACTGGATGGCCAATGCCGCCAGCGGCAGCAAGAGCCTGTCCGGATCATGGAACAGCGCAGCCGCAGCCGCGGGCACGGCCGGGTACTTTCGCATCTATGACGGGTCCGGTGTCTGCCATATCCAGGGCACGATCACTGCGAGCGGTGGCGGCGGCGACATGATCGCTTCCAGCGTCACTCTGGCGATTGGTGATACCGAAACGGTCACGCAGTTCACGCTTTCCGACGCCAACGCTTGATCGATGGCAACGAACGATCTTCAGACCACTGCGACGCTCGGCGAAGCCATAGCGGCTGGCGCGCTGCAACAAGGCGCAGAGGAAACGGTTTCGGCGACCCTTGGCGCTGCGAAGGTCACGGCCGCGGCGCAGCTCACCACGCACGCGCTGAACGCATGGAACCCGCAGGTTGCCGGTGCGGATATCCGCACCTTCTGGGATGTCACGAACATCCGCGGCGACTGGCAGGTTTCCGGCGCCGCGCTGGCCAGCGGCGACGATCTCACCACGGCGGTTCTGATCAGTCTCTTCACCGATCGCCGCGCCAATGACGACGATACGCTCCCGGACGCATCGAACGACCGCCGCGGCTGGTGGGGCGATCTGGACCAGGACGTGCCGATTGGTTCCCGCCTGTGGCTTCTGTCGCGATCGAAGCTGGCTCCATCCGTCGCGCTCGCCGCCAAGGGCTACATCGCCGAGGCGCTGCGCTGGATGATCGGAGATGGCGTCGCCGCGGCCGTGGACGTAGTGACGTCGATCGTGATGCCGAATCGCCTGAACGCCGTGGTCACGATCACGCGCGCGACAGGCACCAAGCAATCCCTTCAATTCAACTGGGCGTGGAACGCGCTCAACTGATCAGGATTCGATCCGAATGCCTTTCTCGCGTCCAAGCCTGTCGCAACTCCGCGCACAGGTCGCGGCGGACATTTCCTCCGGCATTCCCGGGGCGGATGGTCTGTTGCGCTTTTCGAATCTAGGCGTGCTTGGAACCACGCTCGCAGGGCTCGCCCAGCTCCACTACGGATACCTCGACTGGATCGCGCTGCAGGCGACACCCTACACCGCGACGGATGAATACCTGGAAGCCTGGGCGGCGCTGAAGGGCATCACCCGGAATCCGGCCACCGCATCCACCGGTACGGCCACGTTTACCGGCACCAACGGATCTGTGCTGTCATCGGGAACCCAGATGGTGCGCGGTGACGGATACCTGTACCAGAGCACTGCGACGGGCACGGTCGCCAGCGGAACAGTGACAGTACCGGTAACTGCGGTACTGCCGGTGATCGATGCCGTAAACAACCCAACGGGCAGCGGCGCCGCATCCAATACGCCATCCGGAACCGTGCTGACCCTGCAGTCACCGGTCCTCGGTATCCAGCAAAACGGCACCGCGGCGACGGCATACACCGGCGGCGCGGATGTGGAAACAGACGATTCGCTGCGCACCCGGATGCTGCAGCGTTATCAGGCGCCTCCGCAGGGCGGCGCGCTGGCCGACTACGTCGGCTGGGCGCTGGCGGTGCCTGGCGTCACGCGCGCCTGGTGCGCGCCCAACGGCTTCGGCGCCGGCACCGTGGTGGTGTACGTGATGCTGGACACCGCAGAAGCCGGCAATGGCGGCTTCCCGGTGGGCACGGACGGCATATCGCCAGATGACCAAGGCCCGAACGGCCCGCGGGGAACCATTGCGACAGGTGACCAGCTCACCGTCGCCAACACCATCATTTCCGAGCAGCCGGTGACGGCACTCGTCTACGTCTGCGCGCCGACCGCGAATACCGTCGACTTCACCATCAGCGGCATCTCGACGGCGCCCACGAGCGTGCGCACCGCGATCCAGAACGCGATCACGCAAATCTTTCTAGAGCAGGGCTCGCCGATCCCCGGTACTTCGGTTGAACTGTCCGCGATCGAAGCGGCCATCGCTGCCATTGCCGGCACCAGCGGCTTCGTGATCACCGCGCCGGCCGGCAATATTGCCAACGCGACCGGAAAGCTTCCTGTTCTCGGCACCGTGAGCTACGTGACGTGACGACGCCCGTCTTTCTCGATTCCGACTATCAGCGTGCCCTGCAGGCACTGATGCCGCCTGGCAAGGTATGGCCGCGCGATCTCGATGGGTTGCAGGCGAAGGTACTTGGTGCATTCGCCCCGACCTACCGGCGCAGTGGGGATCGCGGCTTGGCGCTGCTGGTGGATGCGTTTCCTGCAACCACCTTCTCGCTGCTTCAGGAGTGGGAAGAATCGCTGGGCCTTCCGGATCCATGCGCCGGCGAAGCGCCGACCCTGCAGGCGCGGCAGAAGCAGGTTGTCGCACGTTTCACGAATTCCGGTGGCCAGTCCATTCCATACATCGTCGCCTTCGCCGCGGCGCTCGGCTACACCATCACCGTCACCCAATACCAGCCATTCCGGTGCGGCCAGAGCCGGGCCGGCGATCAGCTTGGGGATCAGGACTGGGCGTTCTATTGGACCGCCAACGCACCCCTGCAAACGATCACGTATTTCCGCACCGGCGTTTCGGCCTGCGGTGAACCGCTCGAGGACTGGGGCGGCGAAGTCCTGCAGTGCGAGCTCAACGAGATCAAGCCCGCGCATACGATCCTGACCGTCACCGAATCGTAATCCCAACCTTTCCAAACCTTCCAAAAGCCGCCCTCGAGGCGGCTTTTTTATTGCCCGAGGATTGACCATGTATCAAATCGATGTCCCCACCGCTATTGCCGGTCTGCCGACACCTGCCGCCGAAGGAACCGCCGGCTTCTTCACCGATGGCAATCCCGCGACCGGGACGCCGGCGACGATCGTCCCTGCCGACTTCCTCAACATGATGATGCAGGAACTGATCAACGTTGCGCTGGAAGGCGCCGCACCGCTCAGCAAGTCGTCTTACACGCAGGTGCGCGATGCGATCTCGAACATGGTCGCGAATGCATCGGCTGGCGTCGGGCAGGTGACCAACGTCACCGGTGTCGCCCCGATCAATTCCAGCGGCGGCGCGACACCGGCCATCAGCATCTCAGCGGCCACCGACAGCGCGCCAGGTTCCATGTCAGCCGCGGATAAGACCAAGCTGGACGGCATCGCGGCGGGCGCCACCGCCAACGCCGGCACCGTCACGGCCGTCACCGTGACCAGTGCGAATGGCGTTTCCGCCTCGGTTGCGAATCAGGGTACTACGCCGGCACTCACCATCGCGCTAGGCGCGATCACGCCGACGTCTATCTCGTGCGGGGGAACGGTAAGTGGTGCGGGTGCGAATTTCTCTGGTACTTCCACGTTTGCGAAAGTGAACAGCAGCATTGGGACAGACTCGCGATCGTTCAATGTGCCGAACGTGCATGGCAATGCCGGCGCGCATTATGGCGGCGTCGTTCAAGGCATTTATTCCGTCTACAACGCCTATTATAACGGCGTATGGAATCAAGAGGATGCAACGCAGGCGGCGGGCGGATACAACTTCAGTTCCAGCAATGGCTCGCATTCGTTCATGTATAGCGCTCCGGGCGGCACCATGACGACTGTTGCAAGCATTGATAGTTCGGGCGGATTCACCTGCACTACCATGAATGCGACGAGCTCTGATCGGCGCCTGAAGCGAAACATCCGTAAGTTCGCACCGCGCCCGCTTCATCGAAGCGTGCCGTTCGTGAGCTATGTGCTCAAGGAAAATGGCTGGCACGGTCTCGGTTCGATCGCGCAGCGTATGCAGAACACCGCACCGGAGCATGTCGGCGAGTTCGACTGGCATGGCAAAAAGCGTCTCAGTCTCAACTATGCCGGCGCGGCATACGAGCAGGCGATGTGGGCAGGCCGCGAGCTCGATCGCCAAGCCAAATTGATTGAAAAACAGGCGAAGCTCATTACGAAGTTGGAAGCGCGCCTAGCGAAACTGGAGCGCCGCGCATGACCTGCGGAGTCTCATCCAAATTGGTAGATCTGGACCTGATCTTCGATGCGTTGCGAGCTGGCCAGCCGCAGGCGCGCGCAACTGGAGCGAAGATACTCGGTGCAGATCCCAGTACGCGCTGGGCGCCGCTTTCAGCGGGAAGCGCTGCTGCCAATACTGGCATCGAAGACCAGAACACCGATTTTGCCGCGCTATACGCCAAGATCGGCACGTCCGGCGGAACACCGGTCTGCGATTACACCTACACCACCAACGCGCTCGTCGCGACCTTCACGGATGTCTCCACGGATCCGGGCGGTACCATCGGTTCCTGGGCGTGGAACTTCGGCGACGGCGGCACGTCGACCGCGCAGAACCCGAGTCACACCTTCGCGTCGGCCAACACCTACAACGTGAAGTTGACCATCACCGACAGCCGTAACGGCAAGCAAAGCTCCGCGACTTACGCCGTGACCGTGGCCAGCAGCGGCACGGGCGGCGGCGGCGGCGGCGGGTGTGCCGTGATCACTGCTTTCATTGGCGATCGCAGGATTACCGACTACGCTGCCAACGATCCGCTGCCGGTCATGAACGATGCCGGCGAGTTCCACGAGGGCCGCGTCGTCAAGATCAGCGGCATCCAGTGGCAACCCTGCGTCCGCATCGTCACCTCCAAGGGCTGCGCGCTGGCGGTCTCGACCACGACTCCGGTCATCATCGGGCGCGATATCACGAAGTGGAGCCGTGATCTCGTCGTGGGCGATCCGATCGCGGTCCGCATCAATGGGGTCGACAGTTGGGACACCATCACCGCTCTGGCACCGATCGGCGATCAGCAGGTGTTGCTGCTGAACGCGGACGATCTTTCGTTCCCAGCCGGCGAAACACCGACGCACCTGGTCTACACCCACAACACGAACCATAAGGAATGATCATGGCCAGGACATGGATCAGCGCCGAAAGCCGCGCGCGCTTGCGCCACCGTCAGCACCTGGCCGAGCTTGATGCGCAGAATCGGCGCCCGCGATACAGCAAGGTCGATTACCAGCGCCAGCAGCGCGAGGAACGAATCAAAGGGCTGCTCGAGCTCCGGTCTCGCGACTCGGAAAAGCCGTAGCGTCACGCGTTCGACCGGCGTAGGGCGATTCCTACCGATCCCGGCGGCGCGCGCCGATGGCGCCGCAGCAGACGATCGACGAAACTGATCGCGCCCCGGAAGTCATGCGAGCCGACGAGTAGAGGTCAGGCTGCGGTCGACGCCGGGGCGGTTCGGTTTTTTCAACATCATTCGATGTCGAAAAACAAGAACGCCACTGTAGCGGAAACGCTATCCCGACCTGGTGCGTTGCTTCTTGAGGGTTGGCTTTGGCCGCCGATCGCCGTGACGGCGAGCGCGAATGGCCGGATGGATGCCACGTAGAACCAGCGGTACGGTCAACAGCACCGCCGGTCCTACCGGATTAAGGTGGCGTCCCCACGGATACGCATTTCTAATCCGGTCAATGGGGCCGCTGCAGCCAGCCTCAGCCGGAATTCGATAGTGTATCGCGCACGCAAAGGACTGTGGGTCCAGCACGACCTTATCGACGATCGATGTCAGCACCGTCTTGATCTGGTCACGCTCGTGATCCCTGAGCTCGTCAGCCAGCCCGAGCAGCGCGCGCCGGACTGAACCGCCATCCAGATGCGCGAGGGATGCGCATTGTGCCTGCGTAGCCTCCCATTGATCAAGCGCCGCGATCGCCGTGACCCTCTCGCGCTCCAATTCTTCGATCTTCCGAAGCGCCGGACCCGGCTGCGCCATCTGCGCCGCCATATCCATCATCCGGCTGATCCGGGTCGCCAACTCGCCCACGCGCTCGCGCAGCGCCTTCCCATGCCTGACCTGCTCGTCGTCGGCTGCGCCGCTCCTGGCGGCCGCCACGATGGCATCCACGAACCGCTCCGCGCTGAGATCGGCCATCACTTTGCCCACCACCGCCTTCTCCAGCGGCTCCCGCTGGACATAGCGGCTCTTCGTGCGGTAGGCATCTTCCCTCGATTCGCAGAACCAGCGGCCGCCCGCCGGCGTGCAGAGCAGCCCTGTCAGCAGGTGCTTGCCATCGTGCAAGCGAGTGTTCTTTTTCGAGAATGCCGCCAGCGCGGCGATGATCGCTTCCGCCTCGGCATCGGTGATCAGCGCTTCGTGAGTATCGCGACAGATCTTCCATTCCGACCGCGGCCGGCGCCGATGGCCGCCCACGGCATGCCCGCCCTTGCGCGCGGCGTGCACGTTCCAGACGGTATGGCCGGCATAGGTGAGGGCGTTCCATTCCAGACCGACAAGGCTGCTCTTGTAGAGCTTCAACCCCGCCTGACGCGCGGCCAGCGCGCGCGACGTGCCCGCGGCGCGCGCGCGCAGGAACGCCTGCACGCAAGGCGCATTCTCGTCACGCTCGAGACGGCTTTTCATTACCGGTGCACCTTCCCGCACGGCCCCCGTGGGCTCCCGATGCAGCCGATAGCCATAGGGTGCGCGGCCGCCGGCGCGGAAGCCTGAACTGACGTTTTGCGCCATGCCGGCGAGGCCCTTCTGCCGGCTGCTGATGGAGTGCCATTCGTCCATCCCCTGCAGGACAGACTTCAGGATCACTTCCATACCCGGATCGAGTTCTTCCGGCAGCGTGCGATATCCGACACGCACGTTATTGGGCTTGCACTCCAGCTCTTCGAACATGATGGCGATGTGCCGCCTCCGCGCGATGCGGCTGGTGTCCAGAGCGAGAATGGTGGACCAGCCACGGCGCGGATTGCGCACTGCGCTGATCAGTCGCAGGAACCCGGGTCGATCTTCATCCTTGCCAGATTCGACGACGTCGTCGAATTCCTCAACGATCGTCAGGCCGCGGCTCTCCGCCAGACGGTGCAGGTCCGCCCGCTGCGATTCGATCGAAACGTCGTGGCGATCCTTCGAAGACCTGAGGTACAGCGCCGCTCTTTCCATCCTGCAATCTCCCCTGAACCAGCTCCAGCATAGCGCCGACCGCGAGCCGAGCGTCAGGAGCACCTACCGACGTAACGGCAAAGGTGCGCGCGCGCCGCGGCCGTCCGCGAAGCGTCGCCGTGCTCCCCGATGCGCGGTTTTCGCTGCCGGCGTTCATTTCGTGGCGGCTTCGTAGGCGCGTTGTACCCTCTGGAACTGTTCGGGATCGCCGCCCTTGTCCGGATGGTGTTTGCTTCGCAGCGTGCGATAGGCCGCATCGATTTCCTGCCGCGACGCATCCGCCTTCACCCCAAGAATCGCCCACCACTGCTCGCCTGGCGGTGACGGCAGCGCGCGGAAGCCGGTGAAGGTTGCCCGCACCAGCGCGAGCGTTCCGTGTCGCAGTTCGACCCGGCGCGCTTCGAGAATATGATGGATGGCCTGTAGGTTCGCCTCGACCGTCGAATAGCGATCGACCGCGATGCAGACGCCCAACCCATCCCACGTGAACCAGACCGCGACACCTGGATCATCCGGACGTTGCGCACCGAGCGTGACATTGCTGCTGATGATCAGGTCCTGCAGCTTTCGGTTACTGTCGCTGGCGAACAGCCGAAGGCTGTC